CTACAATTAAATCCCATTTTGCTACATCTGTATTTGAACTAATAGGTTGTGAACCTGAAGATGTATGTGCTGTTTTACATAAATAAATATTATTGTTTGAAGTATCTTTAATTAAATCTCTAATGGCATAAGCAGTTGAAGCTGCCCAATTACCTTGAAATGTACCAAGCTCTTGTTCCATTGTAAGAGCTGTACCTGCTGCATTAGCAGCTAAAACTTTATTAGCTACAAGATCAGGAAATGTTAAATTAAATCCTGTTGTAGTTGTTGTAGAAAATCTTGGTGAATATTTAGTATCAGTTTCTACCTGCTGTATCATAGCAGTTAGTTTATCTAATTCTTCATTTAATGATTCTACTTGGAAAGCTCCAGATGTTGGAAAGTCTGTTGATCTAGCAATAGACATATCTCTGTAAATAGTAATCTTATCATTTACAGTTGCTCCACCACCTAATGTTATTGATCCACCTCCTGATACACCTGCTCCAGTTACTGAATATTGTGTAGCTCCAGATGGAGATGCTGCATAAGTTAGTAATGTACTTCCATTATAAACTTTAAGATCTGCATTAGCAAAAAATTCAAAATTTACTGCAAACGCAGTTTGTCCAGCAGTAGCAGTGTACTGAACTCGGGGTGTAGTATCAGAAATTGTTATAGCCATAATTTACCTTAATCCTTTTTCGATGTCATCAAATAACCAGTCTAAATAGAATATATTTTGAAATGGAATTAATCTACGCACATTCCTTGCTGTGTAGTGATTATATCCTCCTGATCCAACATCATAAATTATATCAAATATATTAGCTATCTGACCTGCTGATGGGCCTAATACATTACCTAACTTAGATTTAAAACTATTAGAGTAAGGTCTTTCTTCACCCAACATTGGTCTAATTCCTATTCTGTTATCAGATAATGATTCAATTGCCCTGTTAACATCAACATAAATGCCACCTAATCCCGATCTATCAAAAGCTGAAAGTAATTTATCAGTTAAAGATTTCTTACCCCAATCTTTTCCAAATCTAAATTCTGTATATATCCCATCAATCATCATACCTGATCCTACTAACATTAATGAACCAAATAAAAAATCCATATCTCTTTCTTGCATTCCTCTCATTAACATTTTTTGAGTAGCTGCCATTACAAATTTTTTAAATTGAGCTATTGTAGAACCAAGTTCTGTACTCATCCATAATGGAGTATCTCCCATTCCAGGAGTTACAATAGTTCTATTAATTTCTTTATTCATAGCAGCTCTATAATGTTGAACTGCTACTGCATCATCCCAAGCATCTGTATTAGCTACAAGATTATGTTTTAATCTTTCACCGTGTTTTTCAAATTGTTTAGCTATTCTTGCTGCCATTGCTTCATCAATACCAGAATTAGCTAATGCAGATTTCCATTTATCTTTTAAACCTTTAGCATTTTTAGACCAAGCTATTGAATCTTCTAATATTCTACCCCCAATAATAACTCCACTTATAGACTTCCAATATTCAGTCCATCTAGACATCATATTTACATACATAAAATTAAACATTGATGCTTTACCCATACCAGATTCTAATTTAGAACCTAAAGCAAACATATCTCCAATATCAGAAAATAACATAGCTCTATGACCTGTAATCATATCAACAGCTTCTGCTGTAGCTTGAGCTTCTTTTTTTCCTAAATGAAATATTCTACCTTTTAAACCTTGAGCATACATTTCAATTTCTTTTTTAAAAGTTCTTTTAATTCCATTAGTCATTATAATACGAACAGGATCTGGCATTGCTGAAAAGAAACCTGTTAACATAGTTAAAGCATTCCAATGTTTAGACATTCTCATACCTCTACTCCACCATCTAGTAGGATCTTTAGGTACACCATATGTTCCTCTAATTAATTCTATTGAATCTTGTAGATCCATTAATACTTTATTTCTTTCTGCTTTAAGTTTAGATTTCATTGTATTTGATTTAGCTGCTTGTATTCTTTTTGCATATTCAAATTCTATTTGTTTTAAACCATCAGCATAACCTGCTTGACCAGCAGTAGTTCTCCAACCTAATCCATTAGCATCACCATATTTTTGAGCTAAAAGAATATCAGGAGCTACTTGTCTGTAATATGATTTCATTAAATAAAACATATCACTTACTACAAATTCTATACCTTGAGCATTTTTCCCCATTAATTCTAATTGAGCTATATCATCTAACCATACTTCTCTAGCTCTTGTAGCTCTAGCATATCTTGGGTTATTAAAAGCAAATCTATCAGCATCTGACATTGCTCTTTCATATCTAACAAAAGGAAAATCATTAGCTAGATCTTCTACTATCTGGTTTAATCTAGTTAACATTCCGTGTTGTTTATTTCTAATAAAAGAATTTTTTAATATTTCTTTAAAGAGTTCTCTATTCTTTTCAATAACTGATCTTATATAAATTCTATTAACATAATTTTTAACACCACTATTCTTTTTAACTGCTTCTAATCTTTCTTTTAATTTAATCATTCTATTTTCTATTTGATTAATATTCCAAGTAGAAGTTCCATATAATTCACTTGTAAAATCTCTCATTGTTTGTTTTTTATTTTTCATAGAATGTAAAATAGATTCCCAGAAAAACATTTCTCTTTCAATTGGTTCTAATCTAACACCAGCTGCGTTCATCATTTTTAAGAATGGTTCATAAACTAAATCTTGAGTAAATCTTGCAGCTTCTGCTACTTCTGGAATAGAATGTTTCCCGTGATTAATTCTTGCTATAGAAATTTCTTTTGCAAATTCTTTTAAAGAATATCTACCTGGTGTTAGTCTATTAACAAAGTTTAGACCAACTCTACTTCTAGGAGCATTAACACCTAATCTATGTAAATATTTTAAATATAAATTTTCAATTTCTTTTTGAGCTACTATGACATCTTTCTCTAACATTCTTCTATTTGTTTCAATAGATCCTCCAGGAGCTGTAGCTTTAAAATCTCCTTGTTTCATATTCTTATTTTGTAATAATGGAATATCTAATAACTCAGTTATCATTTCTCTTGCTCTTAATGAGCTAGATTGTAATGTTCTAAATACAGGAGTCCAAGGCCCATCTTCTCCAAATTTTTTTAAATAAGTTTTAAAGATTGCTTCAGCTTCTTTAGATTGATTATAACTTAATTGTTTAGGTGCAAGAGGATTAGCAGCAGCTCCACCTGATGAAGGTGGTACTACTTTATTAGGATCAATTAATTTACCTTCTTCAAATCCTTCTTTAGAAAGATTCTTAGGTTGAAAAAATATTTCATCCATTTTCTTTACATTATTCTTAACTGATTGTGGCATTTGACCAGTTCTAAATCCATTCATTATAGCTGGTACTCCATAACCTAATCCAATAGTCCAAGGAACAAATTCATCTGGTCTTGCTGGATCTAAATTTTGTTTTGCTAATTCTTCAGCTGTTGCTAGTGAGCCAAAAACTTTTGCAGAACTAACTGCTCCTCTAGTAGTTTTAGCAAATAACATTAATGATGTTGGATCTGTACCAAATCCTAATGTTCTACCTAACCAATACCAAGGTGAATTATAATTAGCAGCTTGAGATTGTCTTATTTTAGTTGCAATAAAATCTGTTTCAGCTCTTGATTGACTATTAGAAAAAAAAGATAAATCATTTCCAAACTCTGCTAATCTTGGATCTTGAAAAACATTATAACCTTCTTCTGGTGGAAATTGATTTTTATTAGTTAGTAAATCATATAACTTAACTCCACCCATCCAAGCTAGATTTTCATCTTTGAATCCTTGCCAAGCATCTGTAAAACTAAAACTTTGATTTTGCCCCATTGATGAAAGCATTTCTCCATCTATATCTCTTTTACGAGCTGCAAAAGAATTAGTTACTATAGGCATTATTTACTCGTGTTATATTTTTTAATAGATAAGTCATATCCTTTTTTAAGATAATAAAACAACATAGCTTCATTACCTTTCCAATATTTATTATAATTCTCAATACCCATTTCGTGTTGAGTCATAGCGTGTAATAAAGGTATTACTTGATCTCCGTCTAATAGATTTATATTCATATTTCTATCGATACCGAAATTCTTTTCTAAAGATTGTAAATAACCTTCAATAGATTTTTTTGCTGTATGTCCTGTAATAATTTCTATTACAGTTGGTGTATGACCATATAGCTTTGTAACATCATTAATACCTTTAGTTAATTCTGATTTATTAATCATTAATGTAACTGCTGCTCTTACTCCCCAAGCAGGATGTTTAAATGTTGCAAGTACTGAACCACCATCTTTAGCAGTTGCTTGTTCATCTAATTCACCTTCCCATTTTTTATCTCCACCCATTATATGAACACCTAGTGGGTTATTAGATCTTAATGTATAAGGTATTTCTGAATTGTTTAAATTTTTCTTAGCATAATATTCAAATTGCATTCCATCTTTATAATCTTGTAAAATCATTTCATTAGGTGGAGCCATTGCTTCTATTGAAGTATTTAATTTCATAGAATCTACTTCATTAGATTTTTCTATTAATGTTTTGTTTCCATTATGCTCTGCTTCCATTTTAGAAATCTCTGCCATATGCTCATCTATATTTACATCATATCCAAGCATATTAAATAAGTGTCCTATTTTAACTGCATAAGGTATTTTAGTATTATTAACTTCTTTCCAAGGAGTAGTAATACCAAATTCCCAACCTGTTGAAGTAACTCTAAATTGTTCCCATCCTAAGAAAACACCTCTAAGCCATTTCTTATCAGCTTCATCCATATCTAAATTTAAAGTTTTCTTAGTCCAATCATTAAATTTTTCATAATGATCTAAAGCAATTTTAGTAGAAACATTTTCCATAGTAGCTGGTACATTAGCTCCTTT